CAAACATTTTAACAATTATTTTTAACTCATTAACAAAGTTTTTTATAAAACCCTTGTATTTATTACGTTTCAGAGATAAAAAAAAACGTTATCAATAATCATTCTAAATAAGGAACGAGTGTAATCTTTACCTTATGTATAAAAACGAAGGTAATTTATACCTTAGAATAAGGTTATGCCCTTTATAACGCTAAATATAATTAACAAAAAGGGGTTATTATGGAAAATATGCTTTACATAAACGGCAGTAATCCGATTATAGTGGAAAATTCTATCAAAATTTGTGACAAAAAAAACCCTTGCTAAACTAACCAAAGATGCAAGGGTTTCACTAACCAATAAACTTGGTGCTAAGTTATGAAATATTTTTCTTTATTATTCTATACTTTACCCAATCTTCATAAGTTTTATTATTCACCTTAAAATATTTATTGCAAGGGTTACAAGTTAGCCAATGGTGGATTGTTCCGGCTGTAGTAGTTACCTTCTTATTATATCTTACGTTATTTGTTCCACATTGTGGGCATTCGTATTTGTCTCCACCACTTAATACAGCGTAATTAACCTTAGATTGTGTGTAAGTGTTGAGCTTATCAAATACGGCCTGTAATACATTTACATCCATTTGACAATATGCTACCATTTTAGCCATCGCTTCAGGTGATTTTTTAAACACGATATCCTTCCACAGGTCAAGGCCTCCTGTATCCATCTTTTTCCCTACTCCTAAGAATTTAGCTATATAGTCAAGTTTATTAGAGTTAAAGTTAAAGTATCTCTTTGCCTCTTTAAGAGTGTCAATCGTGTTATGTATTGGAGGCATTGCTAAATTGTGAAAGATGCATCTTGTCCTAAGCCATTTCATATCGAACCTATCGCCATTGTGAGCTACAATTTCATTTGCTTGAGCCATAACCTTTAAGAACTTTTTTAGCATTGCCTTGTCAGACTGTTTACTATCCCATTCTAAGCTATGTACCTCGTCTTCACCTTCCCATTTATAGCAGATGCATATAATGGCTCTTTCGTGAATGATATCGCCGGGGTTAATGGTTAAATTATAACCACTTCGCCAAAATATTCCAACATTAAAACTAGTTTCTATGTCGAAAAACAATCTTTTTCTTATCATTTAAATGGTAGATAGATTTTACTAATGAATCTTAGTATTAAAAAGGTTAAAAAACCTGCAAGAAATCCCCAAAAGAATAAGCTCCAATTTGTTTTAGACTTGGTTAGCTGTACTTCTTTTCGTTTTTCTTTAGCTTCTCTGTAGATATACTTGTACTTTAGCACATCTTGCTTTAAAATTTTTGTCTTATAACGATATTCTAGCCTAGTCTGAAATTTCGTTTTGGGAAGATATACATTCTTGAAAAACACCACAGAATCGACTCGTTTAAGTATCTTTTCGTACCGTATAGTATCACCAACATAGTACGCAACAGAATCAATAGATACTATTTGTATTGTGTCGCTGTCCTGTATCAATTTTAAGCCGTGTTTAAGAGCTTTTTGATAGTGGTATTGTGCTTTCCTTTCACTTGAGCAACTAAACAGCGTTAAAACGCTTAAAAACACTATAAGTTTTTTCATATTTCTATAAGTGTGTAAGTGAACTTATTTCCAAATACCGCTTTAGCCTTATTAATGATTTTCATAAACTCAACAAAGTTTGCGTTGTATCTGAAAACTTGACATCCTTCTGAGAAATAATCCACATAGCTAGGGTCTTTGTATATGCTTGAGCGATGGATGTTTATTCCAAACATACCTGTGTCTGTTGTTTTCTCGTCATAGATAGTATCCTTGTTGTTATCTCGGTACACCGTGACATTGCCCAAGCGTTGACATAAAGCTTCATATTTGCCATTATGCATACTTACAGCATAGACCCCTCTATATTGTCCCGGCTTTAATCTTGCTACTCCTTTCGAACTCCTTAAAATTTCAGTTGGTTTTTTACCGGGGTCAGTAGTTATTTTCCATTCGTGGTACTGCCATACTCCGTTAATTTTATACGACAAAGTTAATGTGTCATCAAATAAATTAGATACGTTCTTACCTGTGTTTAGACTTCTTACGCCTACTATATTTACGTCATAGTCTTTTGGGCTGTCAAACCATACATAACCTTTACTCTTGACTGTTGTCTTTATCTGTTCTATTGTATAGCTCATCTCGTAAAAATTTAATTTCTTTTTTTAGTAAATAATGTTCGAATATCATTAAGATGCTGAACACGGCTAATATATATGCAGCATATTTCACGACCTGTAAATCATTGCTTTAATCTTTTCTTGCTGTAGAAAGTTTAAATAAGTAAATAGTTTTCGTATCATTTTATTTCGTTTAAATCTTGCTTAATTTCTTTAGAGCGTTGTAGCAAATTTTTTAGACTAGACCAAATATTTATGCCTCGAACTGCTTCGTAATTTTCTGAGATAGAGATGCATTCGATGGATACAAGGACAAGCGAAAGTATCTTAGTTAACATTAATGGTATGCTAAAAAAAACTAGAATAATATCGTTGAGTATCCAATAATCTATAAGATAGAATCCAATTACCGCCACCTCGTAAAGAAACAATTTTGAGACAATTGCCGAAAGCTTTCGTGATGTAATTTTTATTTTGAGTTTTTTAGCTTTCCAAATTCCTGTTAGCGTATCCACAACAATCGCAAAACCAATTAAAAATAGTATACCGGATATAGGTAAAAAGAAAGCACCTATCACGGCTAATAGTTGAAACATTGATTGTTTAATTGAAGTAAGTAAGATAGCTATTTGTAACCTCATAAAATAAGAATTGCGTTGTTATATCCGTTTTCTAGAAAGTTACCACATAAACCGGTGCAGGTAGTTTGAAATTGAGTAATACAAGGGCAATGGTTAAACATAGGGCGTAAATCAGTATCTGTATTAGTAGCCGAAATAAAGATAGGGAATAGATTCCTGTTAGTTAATAGCCATCTTATAAGCCTCTGCTCAAAGAATGAGGCCTTTTGTGCGTAGTGTTCCATCCCAAAGGCTACCTCGTTACGAGATACACTAGCAGAATAGTCTCCGTTTTGAGTTTGCAAACCTTTGTTTTTAAGTTGGTAGGTTAATCCAAAAACAGCATCTTCTGCACTTCGCCAAGCAATTACAGGCTGAATAAATTCGACTAGGTCAATCTCGTCAGGCGTTAAGGTTTGAGCGTTATACGCTGTTAACATATGATTGTAGAAAGTCGTTCCCAAAATTGGCTGTATTCTTAGAGCGGCTTGAGTTGCAACATAAGGTGTCACATCTGTTACATCTACGTTAGCAGTTATTGGAGTATTTACTTTTAAGTATGTTTCAGTTATAAAATATAGCATCTTATATTGGTGTTGTTGGGGTTACTACTACAGCATCTGCTGCTCTTTGTGTTAAGTCACCACCTTCAATAGGAGGTAAAGATGCCAAAGCTCTTACTTCGTTTATTGTCATCGTTTCCAATACCTTAGTAGCTACTAAAGGACTAAGACTATTTAAAGCGTCATTCGTTTTAGAGGTGTCACCTTCAAGTTCAACTATATTCTCGTTAATAATTTGAAAGTTATTTATTGTAAATTCAGCAGGTATCTTTGCAATGGTTAACAGCTCGTTAAATATTACGCTTACGCAACTTCTTAGTTCCATTACTACGTTCTTTTCAAAGATAACATACGCTTGTTTAATATCTGCACCACCACCAAGTGAGCCGGTAGTTCTTATCCCCATTAGTATTGGGTCAATAGTGTGAGCAAAGCAAATCTGTTCAGTGTTAAGCTGTGAAGCCTCTTGAAAGAGTTTGTCATTGTTGTTATTTGGTAATGCCTCAATCTTTGGTAATTGCTCTTGACTATTTGCAAAAAAAGCCACAGCTTTCCCGGCTGAACTTGCTCCTTTAAGCCTGTCTAGTGTGTCTTTTATCATATGTTTTTCCTCTTCGCTTTGTGGTCTTTTTGGGAACATCATAGCAAAAGATGGAAAAATAGAGTTTTGAATATTAGACTTAGCAAAGTACGAAAGTTCACCACTTAAAAACGCAAAATTTAAAGCACTTGTATATTGAGGCAAGGAATAATAATCTTGACCCAAAGACTTAATCTCATAGCAATACAATTGTTCTGAATCTGAACAAGCAACGTGGTAAGGTTTAATAGATGTGATTTCTATATTTGTACTCCAATCTTCGCACAGGTAATACATATCTTTGAACCTTGATATCCTTACTTTTTCCGGTGAAATATTTTCTATCTTGATAAGTTTCTTATTGTTGTCAAAGCATAGTTTGAAATAAATTCTATTGTGTACTATTAGCTGACGAGTAACGGCTTTTACTATGTGTTTAAGTTTCGTTTTTCGCTCAAACATATATAGCTCTAATTTCTCGGGAGTTGTTAGCTTGTCAGTAGACAAAGCAAAACCGCCACCAATTACAGCGTTAGTTTTATAATCACATATTGCACCGTGCAAGGGGCTAGAAAAGTACATTTGATTAAGGAGTTGACTAAAAAGATTGTCAGAACCAAATCTAACCCACATATTAGTGCTATACCTACCATTGACGTAAGGTAGCGACAAATCGCCCTTGCCTACAGGAAGGAATGGAGTTGAAAAGGATTCGTATCCTTCCATTACTTCCATTGTTTTATTTTCTTTCTTAAAAAAGTTGTACCAAGCCATAATTTAATCGTATATTGAAGTTCCTACCGGCCCACTAACTACCATTCGACCCTCTTCTATCACTACGCCTGTTGATTGTGCGATAGTTAAAGGTAAAACGTAAGGTGTTGAGCTTTGATAAATTTGATAAATAAATTGCCCTTGTAACAAAGTAATATCTACCGGCTCATTTAACACAAAAAGATTGTATCTCTCCGGCCATAAGCTAGTATCAGCAGTAGTAAATAATTGAGTACTGCTAGTAGTATTCATTTCATTGGTAAAAGCAAATAGATAATGCGGAGTAGGTACAGTAGTTACCTCTGTTAAGGTTAGCACTATTTGATTTATTACGCCCTGCTCAATGTATATCATACCTATATTATATAACTACTTCCAAATGTTTATAAATAAAAAAAGCCCCACTAATTGCAGGGCTAATTTTAAGCGTTTTATTCGTGTTAAGAAATACCGATAAGAGCTAAGGCAGCAGGTAGCATATCAACCTCATACGCAAGGTATTCATTCTCCGCAAGCAGCGTAACGGCATATTTAGAACCATCCGCACGAGCTTGGCCCGAACCTTCAGCAACAGCAGATACTTGTAAGTAAGGGAAGTACCAATATTTTCCGTTAGCATCTAAGACTACAGCTGTTAAATATTGTTGACCCGAACCCAAAATTTTAATAGCTCTTGATTTATCTGCTTCACGTCGGTGAAACATTAAAGATATTGTTTGAGTAACAAAAGACGAACCATTAACTAAGTCAATAGCAGCCTCTTCTGTAAAGCTAGATGTATTTCTTCGAATGTAAAAGTTTTCGAATAGAACAGTACCTGCTAAAGTGATACCTGTGATAGACCATCCTGCACCTGCAGATGGGTCAGTTGGTGTGATAGAAGCGATTTCATCCTGTTGGTTTATCCAAATTCCATAGATACCCCCACTATTGTTATCGCAGCTTTTTAATATCGCCTCTAAGGCTTGACAAGTTGGCATATTTTTTTAGTTTTATATAAAGGGGGTTGCCCCCCTCTATGAATTAATATTAAGAATAGAAAACGATATCTTTACCATTAACGTAACCAAAGCCAATTTTCATATTCGCACGAGTACGGATGTAAGGCTCAGCAACTGTATCTGCTAAGTTAACCGCTCTCAAATCTGATGGGTCACCTTCACCGTCGAATAAATAAACTAAATTGTCTTTCAATGTCATTACAAAAGTGTTGTTTGACATACCGGGGCAAAGAACAATCTTAATTCCAAGGTAAGTAAGAGACAAATCTTGAGTAATGAATGCTTGTGTGTTACCCGCAGCAACACCACGACGATAGATGTTTACCAATTGTGTTGGTAAATAGAATCTCAAGTCAGCAGTACGAGATGCGATAGAAGCAGGTACTAAAGCATAAGCCGCATCTAATTTAGTTAACAAAGTAGCAAAGGTAGTGATTGCACCTGTACCACCATTGATTACTGTATCAGTAGGAGCAGTTAAACCTGCAGTAAGAGCTACTTCGTAACCATCACATAAAGCAAGTGAAGGATTTAATGATGTAGTATCACCTTGCCATCTCAAAGTCTCAATAGAGCCATTGATAGAGTTAGCCATTTCTGACCAATAGAAAGACATAAAAGATGCAACAGAAAAATCACCGTTAGAACCTTGTGCCATTTGCAAAGAAATAAATGACTGCTCTAGGTCAAATTGACAAATTTGGGCCATACTGCTCAAGGCACATACCGAGAATTTCTTAGCTGTTAGTTCGTCATTAGGTGCTGTAAAAGCACAGGTAGATGGCTGTAAAATGTCTCCAAAAGATACTGTACCAATTTTCACCTCGAATTTTACTCCCGGTAAAGTACGAAAGTTGTCAACGATGTCACTTGAACCTAGGTAAGCTTGAGCGTAAAAGCTCTCTGCGTTTGGTGTAAGAGTTGCCCCTGCACCATTTAATAAATCGAATTTTAATTTTCTCATTGTTTGTTTTTTTTATTTGTTGTTAAATTTATTGAATGAACTTAATCTTTGTTGTACGCTTAAAGCTACAGCCTCCTCTAACGCCTCTTCTTCTGTTTCTACTACAAGTGATTCTTCAAGTTGATTTTTTAAATCAGCTATCATAGCCACAAGTGAGTCTACTTGTTCTGTAATAAATGGTCGAACTATTTCAATTATAGCTTCAGCATCCATAGTAGGGTCAACTGCCATTGTTTCCTCTTCTACTACTTCTTCTTCTTCTACTACTGTGTCAGCTAGTTCAGCCTCTACTACTTCTTCTTCTCTAATTTCGGTAATCTCACCGTCAACAACAACGTAGATTTTGCCGTCAATTAAGTGTTCACCGTCAGGTAATTTATTCATATTATTTAGTTTATATTGTTTCTCTTCTTTTAATTTCATTCCTAGATACCCTTCGATTGAAAAGCCAACTTGTCCATCTGCTACCAATTGTGCGTAGTATTCCTTGTCTGTAACTTGAGCCGTAACCATTAGAGTCCCTTCAGGCACTTCTATTCCAAAACTTGAGTATGCTTTATCTTCTTTAGGAGTGTCCACAATCCAAGCTTCCAAAACATATGCCGGGACTGTCTTATCTGTATCGTGTTCAAGATTGAATAAGTCTTTGTTAGACATATCTTTCATAAACTTAGAATGAATCTTTTCGATTTCTTCTATGGTAAACTTAACGTAATACTCCTTTCCATCCTCGTCATCCTTTCGGTAAATCTCCATAGGAATTAAGGCGGGTGCAACTATGCGATACTTAACATCATCCGTGAAAATCATTGGCTTAACTTGACTATTGAAAGCCATCCCAAGAATTTTAATGGCCGGAGTTGAGGTGAAGGCTATTTGTTCAATGCCTAAATCCTCCCCATTTTCAGCGTATTCAGGGTCAATCGTAATTTTATAAACAGGTAGTTTATCTTTTGCCATACCTATATTATAATTATTTCTATATTTGTAAAAAAAAAAACTATGGTAACTATTTTAGGTAGGGATATTCCCAACAGAATTGAAGAATTGACTATTGAGCAGTTCGAGGCGATAACAGATATTAATAACAACAAAGAAATTGACCCAATCGACAGGCATTTACAAGTGTTTGAGTATCTTGGAATCCCCGAAAGTGAATTTTTTGACTATGACATTGCAGATTTTATTGACATTGTAAAGGAATTCAACACTATGCCTACACCAATGGGCAAAATAGAACCTGTTGGCACGTTAGAATTAGATGGATATACATATACGGCACATCTAAAGCTAACAGTAAGAGAGACCAAGATAATAGAAAAGATTGCTATTCATAAACATAAGGGATATATCTCGGATATGATGGCTGTTATGTTTAAGGCTGACCATTTAACCAATGCTGAACACTATGCCGAGGCACATCTAAAGCTTAAAGCTAAGCACATAAGAAAGCTAAAGGCAGAGATTTGCATCCCTTACATTATGTTCGTAGCTAACAAGATAAAAAAGCAAGTTCAAGATGAATCTACCCAAGAAGTGGAGTGATGTTACTATAGAACAATTTATAGAAATATCTGAGATAGACAAAGAACAAGGAGCTTATCACTACAATAGTGAGATACTTGCTATCATATGCAATGAGCCATCTGACTCTATAGAAGATATGGACATAGACGATTTGTTTAAACTAGTAGCTCAATGCAAATGGGCGTTATCTCAGCCTCCAAATAAATACAAGGCAGAGCTTCTAGGAATGAAAGTAAAACCATTTAATAAACTTTGTCTTTATGAGTATATAGACCTTGACTATTATTTTACTAATAACTACGTTACTAATTTAGCTAACATCTGCGGTATATTGTACAGGCAAACAAAGATTAACGAATGGGGTGAAGAAATAATAGAGCCGTATGAATATGATTGTACCATAAGAGCAGATAAATTTTTAGACCTGCCAATTACAGATGTCTATGGTCTTATTAATGAGTTTTTAAAGTTCCGTGATAATTTTCTAAACACCTATAAAAATTTATTTCAAGGCGAAGAGCCACCGGAATTATCTCAAGAAGACAAAGCAAAATTAACACCTGAAGAATTGAAAGAAGAGGAGGCAGATAAGAAAGATTCTAAGTGGAGTTGGGAAAGAATGGTCTACGGATTGTGTAATAATGACCTTACAAAAAGTGATAAAATTGGAGGCCTTCCACTTACATATGTGTTCAATATGTTGGGAATGAAAAAAGAATTAGAGATATAAACGGCAAAACACCAAATGCATTTAAATATAATTTTAAAGCGATTTAAGCGACTTTAATACTTTGACGATAGATTATACCTAAAACTAAAGATAATGAAAAACTCAACAAACATAAGGGTTGTAGAGGGTGTAAATTTAAGCTTATACTCTTAACGGAAAACCTTGAACAAAGTCCGGTGGAGCGAATAATGCTTCAAATGTGTATATTAATTTTTGGTTTTCTTTCATTATAGTAACCGCATCTAAAATTTTATATCTCTTAGTTAACCATTCAGCATATTGGGAATAAATCTCTGCAGTGATACCGGCAGCTCCTAGTTCATATGTGAATTTTTCCACAAATTGTCTTGGTACAATTACCCCCTCATTCCATAATACAGCCCCATTATTTAAAAAGATAAAATAGTAAGCTGCTACTATTTGAATTTCTAGAATTTCAAAGTTTGTTATTTTAGCATTGATTCGAATACTATCTACTAGTGTACTACCTGTAGGATTAATAATATCTTCTCGTATTATTCGTTTTAATATAGTAGCCATCCTTCTCCTAGTAGGATAAAGCACATTGAATTCTCCTGTATTTGCGTATGCCATTAGTATGTCATTAAGTTAAGTCTTGTTACTATTGCTAGTTCTGTAAGCGTAGAATTTTGTACTGCTGCAATAAGATAATAAGGATTAGCAAGTGTATATAATATGCTAGAAACAGCACCTGACGATAAATCTGTAGCAATTGGGTTAGTTGGTAAATAGCATAATAGAAAAGTTGTATCTATATAGAAATCTCTAGCTACCCTTTGCATTTGCCCTGCACCTGTCATATTCTGAGCCTGTCCAATCTGAGTAGCACCCACTAAAGTATTGGTAGTGTTAATATAGAATCTTATGTTACTTGTACCTGTGCCTCCTATCTTACGAACCTGTGCTCTTAGCTGTAGTACTTTTGTAGCTACTAATGTATTAGCAGGTATAAGGATAGACGCACTAATAGTATTGGTGGTCGAGTTGTTTACTAATGTTCCTGTAGCATTGCCTACTGTAGTGTAAGGGCTTGAACCTGCAATAACAATGTCTCCGCTTCCTAGTAATGAGGTAGAATTAATTGTCTTTATGTTAGTGCCTGATACTAAAGTATCCTGCTTAGCATTCAATGCAGTTTGTAAATCAGTTTGACCAGATAGAGTTCCTGTGATACCTCCCCATACAGCACCACCACCACTAGCACCTGCAATTATCTGAGCTCCTGTAATGGTATTGTTAACTTCTACACCTCCAATTATAAAAGTGCAATCAAGCAAATCAGTTGCTTGTAAGTTGCCAATAT